CTCGTCGTTCTTGTTTGAAAAGATCGTGCGACCAATCTGCGGCATGGGATTCTCCAGATCGCCGTCTAGCCCGTCGTCTCGAACGACGCACAGCATGGCCTTGGTGTCGTCCCACACCCGGGAAAGGCTCGCGGTTTGGCCCTTGTCGGCCGTGTTTCGGAAACCACGACCAACGAGGATGCGCTCGACCTGGAGCAGATCCTTGAGCCCGCTGACGATCTCGCTGACCATCGACTGGTTCTGGCCAGAGTTCAGCGCGACCATCAGCTCACTGGCGTCATACTTAAGTAGGCCTTCCAGCCGCGCAGTGCGGATCATCGACCGAAAACCCTTCTTGGTGAGCACGAGCGTATTGGCGTCCTCACCGCAACCGACGTTCACCTTTTCGTGGGCCGCATCGACGTCCGCGATTGGGTCCGCAGTGGCTGCCGTTGTCCAAGCCGTGCCCACGGTCGTTGTCAGGGCCGCGCCGGTCCAAGTGGTCGTGTTGAATACGGCAGCGGCAATGTCGAACTCCAATCGCTGGAGCACACGATTGACCGCCCGAGCCGTGGCGATCTGTTCGGTGCGCAACAGGTCGCCATACTTCTCGACCGTCGCATCGTCGACGATCTCTTCGACGCCGTGCTCCTCGACGGCATAGCTGTCCTTGGTCCATTCCCAATCGTCGCGAGCATAGCCCGACTTGGGTGCGCGCTTGGTTTCCTCGATCTTCGTGAGCAGCGAAGAGATGGTGATGCGGACAAACTCGGCCCCTTCCTGCGAGACCGCGATCGGCGGCAGTACCTGCAGGCCGATGAACTTTTGTTGGTTGGCAACCAGCGAGAACTCGTTGTAAGTCAACGACAGGTCCAGGCGGGTAATCGCGGTGGATGGCGAAGCCATGCCTCAATCTCCTATTCTGTGTTTTGTGATTTCGTCAGGCGGCGTTGATGACACGAATGGCCTCAATGACCGAGCCATCGCCGCTAGCCGCTTCCAGCGCGATGCCCCAGGCAGTGCCGACGACGGTGGTCGACACCTTGCCGCCGTTCGCGCGATAGATGGTTGCATTCGCCGCGATCGCTGCGGCCGCGGTAACCCGCACCGTATTGGAAATTGACGGGAGGCGGACCGAGCCGACGTTGTCGGTGGCTTGGGTTCGCTCTTCGAGGATGCCCAACTCGTTGTCAGCGGCGGCGGCAATCGCGAGGAACCCGCCGGCGAGTTTCACGCGAAGGTACGGCGCGATGGCAGAATTGCTGGGAAACGTGCGAACGTCTCGTTGAACAAGGGCGGTCATGATCGTTGCCTCGTGGGTTGTGTGAGTTAGGCGGCTTGGCTACTTCGCGGCCGCTTCAAGTTTTTCGGTGATCAGCCGGGCTTGCAGCCGGCCGGGATTAGTCGCCAGCAGATACGCCTGATAGAGCTCGGGGTTCTTCTGGGCGATCGCACGCACGGCGCCCTGCCGACGTTGGAGTGTCGGGGCGCGCCCGGCGAGCGCCGCAACGGCAGCGTTGAAGTCTTCGATCGGATCGCCCGATTCGACGAGCTCGTCGCCGGCCAGGTTGCGTTCCGTCAAGGGAATGTGACCCAGCGAGGTGTTGTTCTTCGCCGATGCCTGGGCGATCGCCTTGGAGTGCGCTTCGCGCTCCGTGGCGAGTTGCGTCTCGACATGCTTCGCATACGCGACCGCAGCCGTAGGCAGATCGGCTCCGGCTTCCAGTTGCGACTCCCGCCACTCAGCCGACGAGTTCGGGAACGCGGCCTTCAAATCGGCCAGTGATGCGGGCGTCTTGTCCATTGTTGAACCTCGCTTCTGAGGCGCTGCTGTGCTCTTGCCAGCTACGAGCTGGGCGTACTGCACTAGCTGCGCGTACGTGTCATCGAATGTCTGAACTCCATCGAGCAGGCCCATGCCGACCGCGTCGCGGGCCATGATCACGCGGCCGTCTGCAATTGAGCGGATCATTTCCGCTGGCTTGCCCAGGCCTCGGGCTATCGTTTCCAAGTAGCCTTCGTTAAGGGCATTGACGATCCGTTGGGCCTCGACGAGCTGCTCCTCGCTGATCGGCGTGCCGGGCTCGCCCATGCCCTTGTATTGACCGGCCTTAATCACATGGACTTTGACGCCCAGCTTCTCGGCCATGCCGCTTTGATCCATGAGCACCGAGTACGTGCCCATCGCCCCGTACAGAGCCGTATCGTTGTTCGCGAATCGCTTGGTGGCTTGGCTGGCGACCGATACGCCGGCGGATGTAGTCTGGTCCTCGGTGTACGAATAGATGGGCTTGGCTTGCGCGAATCGGGCCACCTCGTCGGCCAGATCGCGGTTGCCCCGAGCAGTGCCGCCCGGCGTGTCCATCACAAGCATCGCCCCGAGCACTTCAGGACTCTTTCGCGCGGCCCGCAATTGCTGGCGCAACTGCACGGTGCTCGATCCCTCGCCCAGCGACGAGACGCTCTTCATCATGGGACCGTTGACTTGCAACATCGCGATGCCGTCGGGCGTCACGCTTAGTTCCAACTGCTTTTGCCGTCTGGCTGCATCGCTCGGCAAAGCCGATGCGAAATGCGCGTGCAGGTTGAGCCCGTTGAACCGATCAACCAGCGATCGGAACGCCCCCTCCTCGATGCACCACAGCCCGAAGTAATCCGCGATCTGCGGAACATCGAACTCGAACCGAGGCTGCAGGACGAACTCACTCTCCACGGTCGCCTCCTGCGGCATCGGCCGTGGCTGATGTTTCGCCGGTCGTCGTGTCCGCAGTCACCGCGAGCTGCACGCCGCTGGCCTCGTTGCCGTAGCGCAGCTCGCGCCACAGGCGCGGCAACTCGTCCTGCTTCACCACGTCGGGGAATTCCTGGGCAATGGCCTGGGCCTCGCGGATCGATGCTCGGATGAACTTGCCTCGACCGGCGACCACTTCCGTGATGTGCTCATCCTCGTCCACGCCCCGCGCGGCGAGGATCGACTTCATGCTCTTGAGGTTCCGCCGCTCGGCCAGATCCTCGGCCGCAGCATCCTCGAGCGGCTTGACGTACGGCCAGCCCCGCGGGCGGAACACATAGTTGAATGGATTAATGCCGCGCTGCACGGCAGCAAAAAGCGCCGGGTCGAACTGCGGTGAGCCCGGGGTGACCCGCTGCCGGGTCTTCCACTCATATGTCGGGTTGTAGAGTCCTTCGATCTGGTCGCTGATCAACTGATCGAGCCGCAGCTTTACCTGGTCGAACGTCATCCGCCCGCCGTGGAAGTTGACGAGCGAACCATCGAGCAAGAGGAACATGAGCGGCAGATCGAGATTCACGGCCAGCATGGTGAGCATGAGGGCCGCGTGCTCGAAGAACGCGGGCGTCGGAATGTTCGCGTTCCAGCCCGAGAGCGTGTAGCCGGTCGGCGCTTTGATCACCTGCGCCGGCTCGCCAAGCTGCTCGATAACGATTGACTCCAGGCCCAAGCCGACGTCGTTGGTGGTGTGCCGCGAGCCGGCTTGAGGAAGTTTTGCACCACCGCCCAGCGGCAACTGAGGCGCGAGCGGCTGATTGCTCTCCATCAGGTAGGAAACGAGGGCGCGCCGCAGTGCCGACTTGATGTGCGAATAGTTGAGGTCGTCAAAGCCGTTCATCGCGTCGCGGGGTGCTGACAACCGACTGATGCCACGGCGCTGAAAGAAGCGGTGCGTGAATCCGAGCCAGAAGGCAGTCTTATTCCCCTCGGTATCGAACACCGGAAATCGCCGCGACTCGCCTCGCCTAGCGGATTGGCTGAACAGCAGGTTGCGCGGCGTGACCCAATAGGCGACCGTGCGGCCGTCGACCACCTCGGCACCATGCACGATGCCGTTCTGGTCGGAGCCGGTCGAATACCGGCCCCAGGGATTGCGAACGTGGTGTGATTCCCACGACTGCAGCGAACCTTCGGCCAACGGCAGGTGCAGGATGTCGCCGTCGACCACCTGCGAGAAGAACGATTGCCGAGCCTTCTGCTGAAAGGTGCGCTGCTGCTCGTAGTCGCATTGCTTCGGATCGCCACACCAGTCGTACCAGAATGCCTTCTGGTCGGCGTCGATGGCCGGATCACCGCTGTTGACGTCCAGTGTGTAGTCGCCGATCCGCATGTTGGCGATCAGCCGATTGACGCCCTGTTCCACGAGCGGATGATTCCGCACGGCGGCTCGGCCGCGCTCGACCATCAGGAAATAGTTCCGCTCGGTGCGGTAGTGATAGTCCGCATCCGTGCCCAACGGGTCGATCCCCTTGGGCATCGGGTTCATGCGGTCGGCCGTGCCGGCCGTGTACGTCGAGGCCGCCTCCCGCTCCTGGCGCCGCTCGCGATAGGCCTCGTCCAGCTCGATGATCCGGTCGATGACGTCGAGCGCCGTCTTGTCGCCAGCGTGCCCATTCGTGTTGTGCGTCCGTGCGATCATCAGCAGGCGTACCCTCGAAACGTCGAAAAGTCGGCGTGCACAACGTCAGGATTCGCCAGTCGTTGAGCCTCACTGGGCGTGTCGTTGGCCGCGATCCAGGCCAGAACCTGCTGCAACTGATTCTCGGTCGCCTGCATGGCAAACGCGACGTTCTGCTCACCTCGCCCGCTCGACTGCGGAAAGTCGAGCTTGCGGCGCAACGCCGCCACGCGGCGCTTAGCCTTGGAAACGTCGAGCGCGACGTCGTAGTCCGCCGTGGCGGCGAGTTCGGCTTCAATGCCGGTGAGTATCGTTAGATCGGCCATCTACGTGAATCGTAGCAGCCGCGCGGCACATTCGAAGAGCGGTACACAGGGTACGGCGGGGTTTGGTCACCGAGACAATCCAGTTGCTTTGGCCAAACACCTCACGTCGGTATGTCGGCCCGAATGCACGACACATGAGCCTTTCGTCAATGCACTGACTCGGGGCGAACCGCGACCACTTAAATGTGCATTCGCAATCTGCCCACCCTTGAAGTCAATCACGACGTAGGCAGGCCAAGTTTGTCAAAGAAAGCACGATTGCGTTCCTTGGCCGAGGTGACAAGGCGATCAAATGAAATGACCTCGACATAGGCCCCGTACGTCTTGTTGTAGAAGAAGTAGCCAAGCCCGTCACTTGTCCGAATGGCGTCGTGCATCTTGCAGCGCTGAACAACGGTCTGTGTTAGGTCACAGAGCACGTAGCAAAAACCCGGTACGTGTTCGGATCCAGGTATAAGACGGCCGCTCGCAGTTTGGACTCTCCCTTGTCGAATCCGATCAAGATAACCAAGAGCTTGCTCTATGGGATCTTTCTCCTCGCCCTGCGAGGCGTCATTTCGCATTGGTCGTTTTAGCTCTACTACGATTAGTGCGGCTGGCGGAAGGCGTGATCCTTCCGACACGAGCAAGGGATTGTCAAAGACATTCAAGGCGACGATGTCTGGTTCCTTGTTGTCCGACGCGCCCGTAATCGGTATAGCCCCTAAGGGCTTGTCGGAAGCCAGAAAGTCGTGGAATGCCAATCGCTCATCAATGAGCCACAGGTTGCAGGTTTCGAAGTGGATGTCGCTAGAATCCTGCCGCATTGGCATGATGAGAGTATGGATGAGATCCTCCCTAGCGTAGCTTCCATCCTCCTGTCGGCGGATAGCGGCCTCCAGGAGGTCGATGATGACGCGCCGATGCGAGACGTAGTTTGCCAAGTCGGAACGCTTGATGTCCGCCGCCGTTCTTAGGTAGTCGTCTAGCCGGGCACGGTAGGCCGGGAAGCTCTCTTGGGGTTGTGGGTGCATAACGTCGTGTCCATCGGCCAGCAATTTGCTCTCGATGTCTGCCAAGTGCCTATGGAGGACCAAGTCGAGGTCCTTATCGCTGATCTCGGGATCGACCGCGAGCTGATCTTCCGGGATACGGCTTAGGATCGGTCGATACCGTGGTGCCCTTCGAGCAACGAAATTGGTGACTCGGTCCCTGCCAAGTCGTCGCTTCTCCTCGAGATAGTCCGAAAGAAAGACGGCCGCACGGCCGATGACCGCTTCCCGAATTTCCTTTTGCGACAAATCTCCGGATGCGAACATCTCCAAGGGTTCTTCCTCGATATCAAAGCTCGTCCGCTCGGAACGAACACGCTCATCAAGTAGCGGCGAACTGACGTAGCACTCATACACGAAGTCGCCTTTCGCATCGTGCAGGTTACCAAAGAGTCCAGGGATCTTTCCCTTTAGGCTTTCTTGGGTGACCATCCGGTTCGCTGCACAAAAGGCGATGCTATGGCCACGGGCCGAGGTCGCCGAGAGCTTGATGTGAATCAGGTCGAACTTGGTGCCTTTCAAGTCGATGGATTCAGTTACTGCGCCGGCGATCATATGCTCGTTGTATATGTCGTCCAAGGCAATGGTCTCGTCGTCGTCAACGACCTCAATGGGGGGCGCTCCTCCGGGGCGTACAAAATACCATAGGCAATGCTCGAAGAGGTTCTTCGCGATCACTCTTGCAGTCTTAGGAGCGGGTTCCCGGAATCGCCGGGCGAATCCTGCGAGGTGGACGTGAGTCAATCGGGGCGCGCCCTTGGCATCCGTGATGATCGGTTCCGAAACACCATGCTTGGCCTCGAAGCCAAATACTCGCTTCTTCCTTCCGCCTCCGTCAACCTCGTAAACGCTCTCGATGGTGGCTCGGTCGAATGCCTTGAGCCAAAGCAGACGGCCGACACCTCGACCGCCCCTTGACGCCTTGTACTCGCTGTCCAGGGTAAGGAAGGACTCCATGTTGGTGTCATTGAAGCCCACGCCGTTGTCGATGATGGTGAAGCCAACGATGTCACTTTTTGCCTCCGGGCCGGGGCGCTTGGATGTCTGATCAAACGCCAATGCGGTCTGAGGGTCGCGGTTAATTTGTACGGTGATCCGTCCGTCTTTCGGAGGGATATTCGCGTCTTCTATGGCATGGATCGCGTTAGATACTGCCTCGTACACAGGAAGCATCCCGTTGCATGCCGGTAGCGATGTGTTTCGAAGTCTTCCGTGGAGATTGGTCTCGATACTCATACGCAGCACCCAAGTCGAGGCAGTCGGGCGAGGATCTAGGAAGTTCAGAATCAGATGGATTATCTCTGGCTTCATCCGCCGATACAACGACGCCGAACGGTGCCGGGTTGCGAAATGCTTGCCTTGCGGCGACCTTGACCTCTTCACTGGTCAGCCGCTTCGCAACGGCCTTAGTGTCTGTATTTCCCGGGCAATTACCCGACGCAGCTACATTTGACCTGAACCAATTTGTTCAAGCACGTACTTAAGCGCGCCGGACACATTGACCACGCGCTGGTTGTTCGCAAGTCTTGCCAGTCGCGTGTCGAGTGCGGCAGTCACACGACGCAGCACATGTGACTGCTCTGGCGTCAAACGTGTGTTGATGTGTAGCCCCCACGTCTGTGGCGGCAGGTCGGCGAGCGGCACTTCGATCAAGACTGAATCAGCCTGGGGTTTCTCGTTTTTAGGTTTGGGCATGGTGATCCTCTTACCAACGGTTCCGTTCGAACGAGGTAGCCGGCGACGTTGCTGGCTGCACTGACCCGGTTGGTTGCATGACGGGCGTGCTTGGCAGCGAGGGTGTTTCGAGGACGCCAATCCCGCGCATTGAGCGGGCGACGATGGCTTGGTAGGTGGCATCGAAGTAGTGATTGGGCTTCGGTGATTTCCACCAGCCGGTGCGGTTGCCTTTGAAGCCGGGAACGAAGCGAGTCTCCCAAGTCTCGGACAGGATGTGCTTGGCGAAGGACAAATGAGCCGTGCGATTCTGACGGCCGTCAATCGTCGGCGGGTTGAAGACCCGAAGCGCGCCGGGCAACAGCGAGCCGTCGTGTGCCTGGCCAGCGAGGAAGCCTTCGTGGACTTTCAGCTTCCAATGATCGGAGTTCATGATCGCGACGGGTACGCCGCCTGGAAAACTCACGTGCCAGTTGTCCCCAATGATCAACCGAGCAGAGTCCTGGGGCCGGCGATATGGCGATTCGCCTTTGGACGGCATGAAGGCACCGAAGCCGACCTGGGAGCAGAACACCTGGACGGGTTGCGTGTTCCAGCTTTCGTGCTTCCAACCGGTGTCGATCAGCGACAGGTCGGCGAAGTGCTCCTCGCCGCTTGCCGAGACGAAGGGCGACTGCTGCTGGGCCTCATGCCAGGCGAAGAGTCCCTCGAGAATGAGTACCTCGCAGTCCGATGCCGGACGGTTCTCCGTCAGGAACTCGAAGAAGTCGTAGTAGACGATGCACCCGGCCGCATGATCATCCCAGGCGATCACAACGTAGTGCAGGCCGAGCTTTTGCACGTCCGCTCCGACCGTGATGCAGACAGTGCCGTCGGGAACAATCCGCTGTTCGAGTCCGCTCAGGCAGTTGTTTTGGATGTGGTAGGCGGTCAGAACGAGCAGCAGCGTCGCGTTCTCGTCCTCGGCCGGATCATTGTCCAGTTCGGCCGTAACCGCCTCCGAGCCCAGGCGAGCGACCTCGTTGTAGTAGTGCTGCAGCGCGGAGGCCTCGACCTGAGTGTCATCCGGCAGCACGGTCGCGTCGAAGCGATTGGCATTAGCCACGATCGCGCCGCCATCCATCTCCAGGCGGTGGTCCAGATAGAACTTGTGCGATTGCCGGCAATGCTCGTCGCGGCTGCGGCCAGCGGAAAACTCGCGGAATTCCTTCTCGCGCAGCAGCACGTATTCGTCCCACAGATCCTTGCGGTCCGGCGGCTGCACCAGGTAGCGGAATCGTTTTCCTTTCCACGTCGGCTTCTGTTCCGGGTCTGTGTATCTGAAGGACACGCACGTTCGATTCTGCAACGTCGTCAGCATGACCCGGCCGACGGGCCGCTGCTGGCTCCCGAGCCCGCCAAGCGCCCGATCGATCCGGTCCTCGAGCTTCTTGGCCTGCTCGCCGCTACGAACAGTCTCCTCCGTTTCGGGGTCATCGATGCCAACGAGCTGCGGACGGCGCCCTTTGCGCTTGAGCCCGCGGATAGCGGAGTCTAAGCCGCGCGTGGCGATGATCGCCTGAGCGGCCGGCGAGCCCGGCACGTTAGGAAACACAATCTCCTGGCCGCACCAACTGAACTTGCTGGAAGCCATTTGATACGGCTCGCCGGTGTCGTGGCGCTCGCCGGTGACGAGTTGGTAGCCGGCGCGATTGGGCGTGTTTTCCAACGCCCGCACAGGTACGCAGACCTCAGGGTAGTCCGCCAACAGCAATGGGTTCTCCTCGATCGCGGACTTGATCGTGTCGAGCGAATCGGCCGCGAGCGTTCCGGTTGCCGCGCATAGCACGGAGAAGGACAGCACGCCTTGCAGCGTGTACTTGAGCAGCAGGCGTTCGAAGATGGTGGTCTTCCCTTCGCCGCGACTGGCCGCGATGGCCTGGTCGCCGCCGAACAGGATAGCATGTCGGATGGCGCTAATCATTTCTCGTTGCTGCGTGGTGAACTCATACCAGAACGGGTCCCTGAGGCCACAGCCCGTGCCGAAGTAGTGCATGAGCCAGGCAATGTCGTCCGCCTCGAGCCGCTCGCGCCGCGCCCGATCGGCACACGCTGGGACGACAACCTCCTTCGATGCGGCCCGTTGGGCCCGCTTGCGTTCGACATCGCGCTCGCGTTCCGATGCACCGCCGGTGAGCTTGTCGAGAACGGCAAGCTGCTTCCGCAGCGACTTGGCTTTTTCCTGGGCCTCTTTGCGAAGTTGGGACACACGCGCATCTCTCCGTTAGTTCCGCCCGACGGGTAGCCCAAACGCGCCACGTTGGCCCACGTCGCGGCCCTGGGGCGTGGCTGGCCACCAAGGCTCGTGCGGCAGACGATTCGCCACGTGGCCACAACGGGCGAAGTTGCCCGCAGCTAAGGGAAATCGCGGCGATCCTGGGCAGAAAAGAAGCTGTCGAATTCTGCCCGAATCTGGCCCGGTCGCGCTTGATGTTCCGCGCGACGCATGGCTCATGTGTGGCTGTTCGCGGGTGGTTCCGCGAGCCTGATGATGGCAGCCAAACCATCGAACCTGTTTCCGAGGAGAAGAATTATGGCTACGAAGAAAGCCCCCAAGAAGCCCGCCGCCAAAGCGCCGAAGACCAAGGGCAAGGCGAAGCCCGCGCCTGCCAAGAAGGCAAAGCCGAAGGGCGACAAGCTGAAGAAGCTCAGCGCCCTTGATGCCGCCGCGCAGGTCTTGGCCGCATCGAAGGAGCCGATGAACGCTAAGGAGATGATCGACGCGATGGCCGCGAAGGGCCTGTGGACGAGCCCCGGCGGCAAGACCCCGCACGCTACACTCTACAGCGCGATCCTCCGCGAGATCGGAGCCAAGGGCAAAGAGGCCCGGTTCAAGAAGACTGATCGCGGCCACTTCGCCGCCAACAAGTAGGCCCTGCCCGGTTTCCCGCCCCAACGCCCCACGTCGCGAACGTCGGGGCGTTTTCTCGTTGGTGGCGTCCGTGGCAAAGGCGGGCCACCGGCCGCGACACGGGCCAAACGTCGCGTTCACGTGGCCTCCCCGGCCCGTTCGGCCTTCCGTTCCGTGAACTTTTCCCAACGCTGGACGATGACGTCGCAATAGAGCGGGTCGAGCTCAATGAGGTACGCGTGCCGGCCAGTCTGTTCCGCGGCCATCAGCGTGCTGCCGCTGCCGCCGAACAAATCTAACACATTCTCGCCCGAGCGGGATGAGTAGCGCATCGCGCGGGCGGCGAGCTCGACTGGCTTCTCAGTCAGGTGAACCATGCTTTGTGGGTTGATCTTCTTGATGCTCCATACGTCAACGGCGTTGGCCGGGCCGAGGTAGACGTGCGCGGCGCCCTCCCGCCAGCCGTAGAAGCACCACTCGTGATTGCCCATGAAGTCCTTGCGGGTCAGTACCGGGTGCTCTTTGACCCAGATCACGGCCTGCGAGAAGTACAGCTCGCACGCCTTCAACACCGGCGGGTAGTTGGCGCAATTCGCATAGCCGCCCCAGATGTAGAACGCCCGGCCGGGGGCGAGCACACGGGCGATGTTGCCGAACCAGGCGGCGAGCAACTGGTCGAACGCCTCGTCGGAAACGAAGTCGTTGGCCAGGGGACGGTCCTTGGCTCGCAGCTTCTTGCCGGTCGGCTTTGACTTCTCTGGGTGGCGAGCCAGGTCGAGCGACTGATGATGCTTCGGGCCGGAGAAGGAGCTCAGGCCGGCGGCGATGGCGTTGTTGCTGCGGGGCTCAACCTTCACGTTGTATGGCGGGTCGGTGTTGCAAAGGTGGATCACGGCACCGCCAAGTAGGCGATCGACTTCATCCGGCTTGCTTGAATCACCGCAGAGGAGCCGGTGGTCACCCAAGATCCACAAATCGCCGGGCTTGGTGATCGCTTCGTCTGGCGGTTCGGGCACCTCGTCCTCGATGATCTCACCGTCCTCCTGCAGACCTGCCTCGTCGGCCAACTCTGCCAGCATCTGCTGGAGGGCCTCGCTATCGATTTCGATCTGCTGCAGCAGCTCTTTCAGTTTCTCAGGGTCGGTCTCGGCCATCGCGGCCAGAGGATCGATGGTCGCCAACAGCTTGGCAGCCTCCTTGTCGTCGACGTCGAGCACAAGCACTGGCCACTCGCTGTCGGGCGCCACGTCCGCGCGCAGATGCCCATCGATCAGTTGCAGACCGGCCGGCGTCTCACGCACAAGCAGCGCGTCGGCAATCCCGACTTCGGCCAGGATGCCGCGCATTGCGTCTTGCTGCGCCTTCGGGTGCGTCCGCCAGTTCGCAGGATTCGGCAGAATCTCGCTGGCTTTGACGCGGCGTAGTTCTTTTATGCGGTCGCGAAGTTTCATTGTCGGACGGACGGACTATGTCTTGGGCGGCCGAGCGGGGCGTGGGAAACCATCGGCGAAGTGCGAAAAAAGTACCTATTCAATTCCCTGCCGTTCCCGCTCCCATTGCCTGTAGCATTCTGGGTAGCCTGGACCAGGAAAGTAGACTCGGGTACAGCCACCCGGCATCCGGCAGACCAGCGGGTCCAAGATTACACGCAAGGAGTCGATCGCTTCGTGCGGCTTGTTTGCCGCCTTGCTTGCTGGATGCGATCTTGGAAATGCGTTGGAGATTTCAATCCCAACCTTCATCAGTGCCAAGCGGGCGGCATAGAGTTGCTCTCCGATGCGCTGGTGATCTGCAAGAGTTAACCCGCGATAGCGTCTCATACCTAGCTACTCCTCGATGGCTTGAGCGGTGCGAACTTTGAACTCATTTTCCTTGGCTGCCTGGCCGAACCCGGTCGACCACCAGCGGTAGAACCAGAAGCCGGATTGGCTCACGTTGATCACCGAGTAGTATTGGCCCACTGCTTCCTTCACGACGTTGCCTCCAACGCCATACGTGTACGTCGTCACGACGCCGGCAGGCGTGCGGACTGAAAGCTTCACAACATCCGGGTCGAGCACGTTCTCGGTGTCAGCGTCTGTGAACGTGGCCGACACCCGCACCACGTCGCCAAGGTCGTGGATGTTGTACGGCATCAGCAGCCCTCGTCCTGGACTGCGACTGCCCACACGGCTGTGTCATCCGTCTCGGCGCACCACACCGGGTGCTCGTAGTGCACCACCAGCGTCGGCCGAAACGCCGGATTGCCACTACCCGACGAATAGCAATCCAATCGCTGTAGTCCATCGTCAGCCGCGCCCTTGATCAGCACATCAAGAAGGCCACCGCGATTCGTAATTGCGTCCACGACCAAGGGTTTCATCTGGTCGAACACGAGATTCTGAATCGAACTGAGGAAGAGCGACTGAGCTGGCACCCAATCGATGTCGCCGCCGGGGATCGCCCACGGGCGCCCGAGGTCATAGACGCCGAAGGTGGCGCCGAATTCCGTCCAGTTCGGTTGCGTGAGGCGGTGGATGCTGAACGTTTCGAATGTGACGTTGCCTCCCGCCGCGGTCAGCGTCAGTGTTGCGTCGATAATCGTCGCCGTAATCAGCGATGTCAGATCGAACCGCAGGAGCGCGCGATACAGCGTCTGTTCATCCTTGCCGATGTTTTGGGTGCCAATGATGAGAGCGAGGTCGCTTCCATAGTTGTTGTTGTAAAGAACACCATCGGCGATGTATGTGTCGCGATTGTTCGGATCAGCTTCCGATGGTTGCAGTGTGAGCGTCAGCACTAGCGGGCGACCTCCGCGAGCTGTTTGTCGACTGCTGTACGCAAGGCATCCAGGCTGCCCTCGAGTCGCAACGTCCAGGGCTTGCGCTTCGTGGGATCGTCGCCGCGCCCGATTGGCTTGTAGCCCATGGGTATCAGCTCACCGACTCCCAACGCATCGAACCAGGCTTTTTCGGTGGTGTCCCGCGCTGGGATGACCGATAGTCCGCGTTGGCCTGGATTCTCTTCGGCCCAGACGCGCAGCATGCGGTAGAAGGCCTCGCGATTCAGCGCCGTGAAACCGAGCAGGCGCGGGCCCAGCCACAATCCGAAACCCATCAGCACGCCGTGGTCGAGGGCCACTACCAGCGAGAACCCCTGCGACAACAGATCGGCGATGTCGTCAGCGATCTTCTGCGGCGAACCGTACCACCACGACTGCGGATCTTGCGCCTTGGCGTTCCACAGCTCAGCCACTGCGCCGATGTGTTCGCGCGACCCCTTGATGATTTCCATCAACGTGCCTCTTCTCTACTCCGCGATGCCTCTCACGTAATCGTACCCGTCCACCCGGCTATACCCGGCGATCCTTACAACACTTTTCGCGCGCGGATGAGGTAGCGGCGATCCGTGCGTGTCTTGAACGTCGCTGGACAGTTCGAACACCAGAGGTACTGAAGCTGCCAGCGATCGCCAGTTGGTCGACTACTGCGAACGTAGAGCTCTCCGCGGTCGCAGCGTGGGCAGGCATCGCCGGGTAACCGATCTGAGATGGGGAGCCACGTCATCGTGTCATCAACTATTGACGAACTGCCAACACGAGCCACGCCGCCACGCGTGCGGAACCTTGCGGAACCTGCGGAACCTGTTTCCTGTCGTTGAAATCCCGCGTGCGGGCGCGCGTGGGCGCGCGTACATGTGTGGAGTTACCAAAAAGGTTCCGCAGGTTCCGCAGCATCGTTGCATGTATTGGGGTTCCAAGGATTTAACGTGCGGAACCTGCCACTTTTGCAAGGTTCCGCGAGGTTCCGCAAATGCTTCAAGGTTCCGCACTCTCATGGATGGCGACTTGGTAGACGTTGCCATTTCTGGAGGCCGACCTGTGGAAGACTGCCTCGCGGGCTCCGCTGACGTGGAAACGCTCGCCGACAAACCGACCGGCCAATGTGCCCATCTTTGTCGCCAGCGAGCGTGGCGAGCCCTCGCCGAGGTCAGCGCCCAACAAGCTGTGCCGGCCACAGAGCTCGACCAACTCGGCCGACGTCCAGGTGCCCTGGGGGTGGTCAGCAAGCATACCGACCAGTTCTGTGAACTCCCGCCGTGTTTCGTCGAGTGCGGCCGCCGCTTCCTCGGCGTTGGCCAGGAAGTCAGGTTCGCCGCAGGAATTCAGAATGCCGCCCACGATGTTGCCCCAACCACGCTTGTTGAAACGCGAATGCACCTTTGCCATGGGCATGCCGCTGGCCTTCCACCGCTCAACCATCCCGACCAACTCGCCGAGTAGTTCCAGGCGGTGTTCCTGGGCGTAGCCCTCGACGTCAGCGATCGCGAACTCTCGGTGCTCGGGGTTGCCTTCGTAGTACAGGTTGATCACCACGCTACGGGTGACGAGGTCGCGACTGACGTCGGGGGTGTTGGCCGTGATGCAAAAGATGTGCGAGTTCTCGGCGCGAATGGAGGCGGACTGCCCGAGCAAGCGAAACGACAGGATCGGATCGGTGATCGACCGCTCGAGACAGGCCGATTCGATTCTGGGATTCCGACCCTGGGTTTTGGCGTTGTCGATGATGATGGTGGTCGCACCACTCCGCACGATTGCACCGAGACGCTTTTCGAACTCTTCGTCGTTCGGATTGTAGGAAGCGGTCTCAGCCGAGCATCCATCGCGTAGGGTGGCGATGATCTGCGCCAGCATTGACTTGCCGAGCTCCGGCTGATTGCCATTGAATAGCGCTGCAGGTTTAGAACCAATGAACCGCGGCACCAGGAGCGCCGTGAGCAGCACGCCGATGTAGTTGGTGCGGTCGCCGGGACTCTTGAAACAAAAGTCTTTAAGCAGGGTGTCGAGACACGCGGTGCCCTCGCGCGCCGCAACCGCCGGACCTGCATAATAGGTCCCCGACGCGGGGTCGTAGCCAGGCGATACCAGACGCCAGTCATCGGTGTAGACAGGATTGCGGGTGAACAACGTGATCGTGGGAAGCCGGCCGCGCTCCACGTGCTGGTTCAGCCAGGTGTTTGCGTAAGCTGCCGGAAACGGCTTGTACTGGCCAGCCTCCTCGTCGACGAAGTAGAACTCGACATGTTGGTTGAGAAGCCCGGCCAGTTCCGGTGACGTGAGGATCGGCAGGATCTGCTCGGCGTTGACCACGACCAGCTGGTCGGCCCGGATGAAGCAATCGCCAGCGGCAAGAAGTTTGTCGGTAACCTGATGCAGAGTATCCGCCACAGGCATCGTTTGCGGATCGATGGCGATTGTGGGGCGGCCATCTGCCCCGTCGTCCTCCAGGCCGCCGCTGGGAGGTTCGTCGGCGTCTCCATCACTGGCGAAGTAAGTGCGGCCTGCCACGGGGTGGGCTGTTGGCGAGGTGTGCTTTTGCAATTTGTCGAACTTGCTTGAACGAACATCGTATTGCGCGTTGTCCCAAGTGAGTTCGAAATATCGCCGTCCCTGCTCGGCGAATTTGCCGATCTGCTCGAGCTGCGACCAGACATGCTCTTTGTCGATGCCATTTCGAATCGCGAAGCAGCACACGGCGAAGTCGGCTTCGGACCGACTGCCGGCAGACGCGATTGAGCACGCGGCAATGAGGTCGGCCAGCTTGTCGGCCTTGGAGTTCGTAATCTTCCTCGGGACGGGCAGCGGCATAGCCGCGATTTTTGTGGCCCGCTCCGATTCTGGAGACGCGCACTTGCGGGCCTCAAACAGGGTCAACGGATAGCGTCTAGTTGGGTCACACGTGACCAGCGCCGTCGGAATCGGCTCCACGCCGTTCCGCTGATCTTTTCGGTTGAACGTCCCGGGCAGGCGCAGGAGCCTGGAAAGATCTGTCGTGTGGTCGCCGCCAATCGCCTGGGCGATACCGGCCAGCACATCTTGCAGGTCCTGGGCCTTTGGCGAAAGACGCGAGACATGCCGCCGCTGATCCAGATAGACGCGCTCGCCGTCCTCGACGAGGTACTTTCGCGGCTTCTTTCTGCCGCCGGACAGTTCGATCCATTCCACCTCCACCGGCAACGGGTCCGCAACATCGTCGATCAGATAGGGCTGCTCCAGCAGCCAGTACAAATGCACCCCATTGCCGGAGTTTATGATGATCGAGGGTTGCGGTAGACGGGCCTTGTCGATCAGCGCGTTGACGTCCTCAACCGACACGTGGTCAATATCCGTCCAAAGTGTTCGGACGGTGCGGATCTGCCAGGCCAGATCGAAGCGGCCACCGTTGCCCACCCGAGGGCACACGCCAAAGAAAAGGTTAAGCTTGTCGCGTTCCGAGAGCCTGAGCAACTGGAGTAGCGTCAGTCCGAGCAGTGGCCGGGCCAATGTGCGATAGCATGTATTGCGGTAGTCAACTCGGCTTCGTTTCCTCTCGGCTTCGACCCAAGTCTCAATCGGACGGAAAAGGACCTGATCCGTAGGCTCAAACAACGCTTGAAGGAATTGCATGCCGGTCTCGACGGCCGGCATGAGAGGGTCGACTTCTTGTCCCTCAGCCTGATGTTCATCCATGGGTAGTGCTACTTATGACCAGGGGCGCGGTCTGCGCTGGGCGTCCTCAGGATTTAGTTAGCAGCCGGATTTGATCAGTCGCTGCTCCGCCAAAGCATTGGCCCGTGCGCGCTGGCTGGGAGTTCGCGCAGTTGAGAGCTCGCAGTCCATCCCAGTAGCTTGGCTCAAGCGTTCAAAAAAGCGGACCAGGGCCTCGCGACTAGTACAGCGTGTGCCGCCCACCTGGATGGATTCCAGGCGAATGCCTTTGCACCCCGCAACGGTCCAACGATAAATGCAGGAAACGTGGGGCTTTTTGCCGCCGCGCCGCATGGGCAACAGCTTCGCAGCTTCGGTCAGAGAAACGATGTCTTCGGTCAGTGCGTCGATCATGTAAGACTCCTCGCGTCACGAGATCACTACTGGCAACGATGCAACACAGCTTAGAATCCTGCGATTGCGCGGCGGTTGCGCCACGATTGCATTTGGATTGCGCGCGATTCGCAAGCGGTCGCATCGATCGGGCCAGGCTTGGCTCGATGCAAGAAGATTAGAAAAGTCCGCTAAAAAGTCAGGGACTAGTTAGGGACCGGAAGGCCGTCCGCGTGATACAGCATTCGCCGGTGGCGAGTCTGGGCGGTAGTAGCCGACCGTGTGCATGTGCGCCACGAGCCCTTTTTCTTGCAGCTCTTTGATGCCGCCTGGCTTGTAAAGCATTCGCCCCTGTCCCTTACAGACCTGCTCGGCCAGCGGCTCTTTCTTGAGCGCTCGTCCGTGAAGTGCCGTCAGGATGCGTTCCTGCAAGGGCGTGATGACAACGGGTTCATCCTCCATGCCGAAACGGGAGGCACGAACTAGCTCCGTCAGGCCTGCAGCCGTGCAACGTCCGCGAAACTCATCCGGGAGGGACTCAGCGGCAAAGTAAAAGAAGTACGCTCCCCATTGACCGAAGGCCGCTACCGCCAGCACTTCGCTTTCGATTGCGACCCAATCCGCGTCGCTTTCCACGTAGTCGAACAGGTACTTCAGACTTGCCAAGTCTCGTGCCTGGCACGCCTGGATGACCTGATCGTAGTAACTCTCGAGCCGTTCGAAATGGCCGAAGAACTGCTCGCGTTCCGGCTCCGCAAGCTGGTCGGCGTACATGCCAAGCATGCGAATGTCACCGATCGCGCTTCGAGCGTACAGCGATATCTGGTCATAATCGGGCGTGAACGGTCCGTCGTGTTCCTCAGACACAGCTCGCATCTCGTCGACGAGACTGTTCGCGGCCCTCTCCAACCGCTCAATGTGTCGGTACAGGCTTAAGAAAGCCGATTCCTTTCCGTCTCGCGAGAGATCATCAATAAACGGCCCCATGAGGTACCCGTCTCCCAAGGCAAACCGGCCGGGCCGCAGGTGATGTGCCTGCGCCCCGACCGGCGTTTGCGTATTTACCGCAATCCAGACGAAGGCTCGATTCTAGCCGATCTTCTTCATAACCTGCGCAGCCAGCGTAAAATCTCGCTCGGCATAGATCTGCGTTACGTCGGCCGAGGCGTGCCCCAGCACAACCTGGACGGCCTCCAGGCCGAACTGCTTGCGGACGGCGGTAGCGACCGCGTGGCGCAACTGGTTGGGCGACCAGCGCGGCACTAGTCGTTCCTTGGGATCGACGTCCGGCAAATCCTTGTGGGCCTTGCGATCCGCCTTGTCGCTGGCCATCCGCACGGCGTGGGCGTATGAGCAATTGTCGTACTGCTCGGCTAGTTTCCGCCTGCGGCGGCGAACGCGATTGCTCCCCGGCTTGTTCCCGCAACACAGCGGCGTTTTGCGGGCGGCGTGTTGTTCGGCCCTTCGCTTGCGCTCCGACTCACGTGGATCGAAGCAGTAGGCCTCCCCATCCCGCAGCAGGTACGGGGCCAGGATTTCCTGGGCCTGCGGTCCGATGAAGATCACGCGGTCACGTCCGTGGTGCTCGGTCTTGTGGGTCGACGGGCGATAGGCCCAGACTTCGCTGGTGCGATCAATGTCCATCGGCCGCATCAGGCAGATCTCCCCAGGGCGACAGCCTGTAAGCCGATGCAAGCGCACCATGTCGGCCACCACGGGCGGCAAATAAGGAAGCGTCGCGTCAACCACGTCGTTGGGGACGGGCCTGATCGGTTCTGACTCGTGGGCGTCGGTGCGTCCCTTCCGCAACCCGGAGACCGTGGCCAAGGAATGGTTGACCATTGCCGGTACAATCTCGCGCGATACACCCCATTTGAACATCCGCTTGATTTCGGCGGTGAGGTAGTTGACGTACTTGCGCCCCTTCTTGTCGGCCACGAGGCGTGCCTGGACGGCCTGCAGGGCCAGAGGGCCGAAGTTGCCGATCTTGGTCGAGCCGTACGTCAGCCGCATGTAGCGAAGTGCCATCCGCACCCGTTCCATCGTGCGGGTCTCCTGGCCGTTCTTGCGGTAGTACGTCTGCGCGAACGTGTTGTAGGCGTCGCACAATTCGTTGATCGACCTGTCGTTGGTCGCAGCGGGCAGAGTGCGTCCGCCGGCCATCCATTCGCCGACGAGCCGATCGTATTCCAGGCGGCTCTCTTTGGAGTTCCACGGTCCCAGATAGTGGACCTTGGAGTTGAGGGTGACGACTGCCTGACCGCTCGCGCCGTGGAGACGGTACTTGGGAAGGGAATTGAGTAATTTCGGCAT